TGCAGTGCCGGATCGGCCTCGATGAAGCGGACGAAGGCCTCGAACTGCTCGTTCTCGTTCTGGGCCATGCGGCTGACGAAGTCGGCGACGCTGGCATAGCCGAGGCGTTCGGCGTGGTAGCCCATGATCTGGAAGGCGCCCCAGCTGGCGGACTCGTCGGAGCAGAGCGCGTCGAGCATGCGCGCCTGGGCCAGGCGTTGGTGCTCGGCGCTGCCGCCGGCGTAGCCGCCTGGGCGCTTGTTGACCAGGTGCGGGTGCAGGGCGGCCAGATCGTCGGCATGGCGCTGCAGCGCTTCGGCGTCGTCACCCTCGGCACGTGGCAGGGCCAGGCGCTGGTACATGACGTGACGCTCGAACAGGATCTTGGGCTTGCCGTTGTCCAGGAAGCCGGCGCCACTGCTCTCCACCTCGTTGACGGCGTAGACCACAGCCAGCTCGACGCCCAGGCGCTCGGCAGCCGCCACCAGGGTGGCGTTGCGCAGCAGCTTGCGGCAGTCGGTACCGGCGATGGCGGCGAGCGTCTTGGGGCCGGCGATGCCATCGGCCACCAGGCCGACCTTGAGCTGGTAGGCGCGCACGGCGGCCTCGGTCTTGTCGCCGAAGTCGCCGTCGGCGAACAGCTTGGCGCCCTGGGCGTTGAGTTGCTTCTGCAGCTGGAGCACGGCCTGGCCGCGATCACCGTGTTGGAGCTTGGTCATACAGATGGCCTCAGCAGGGCGGCGAGGTTGCCGCGTGAGCGGTAGACGAGGATGCACAGCAGCACGGCGATGGCGGCTTGCCAGAGGCTGACGGGGCGCTGGTAGAGCAGGATTTCCAGCCCGGCGCAGATCAGGGCGCCGATCAGCAGGCAGGCCAGCAGCGAGATGCCACGGCGGATGCGGGCGCCGTTGCGCTGGAAGCACAGCAGGCGCAGCGCTGAGGCGAGGTAGGCCACGGCAGCGGCGAGGGGGATCAGGTGGAGCAGGGCGGTGGCCATGGTCACTCTCCTTTGCCCTTCTTGAGCCAGGCCGGGATTAGCCCCTGGAGAAATGCCTGCACATCGGACAGTTCCATGCGCTCGACCACGGCCAGCACCTTGAGGGCGATGGGCACGACGAGAATGGCGCCGACGAAGCCGCCGGGGCCGGTTTGGGTGATGGGGGTTTGCGCCACGATCTCGCTGGCGCTGACGTAGCCTGCGCCGACGGATACCAGCAGGCCGAACAGGCGCTGCCAGGCCTTGAGGTCTTTCTGGTTCAGGGCGATCAACGCGGCGCCGATGATGGCGCCGAACAGGGCATTGCCGTCCATGTTGGGCAGGAAGGTGGCCAGGCCGACGCCGGCGGTGGCAGCTACCACGACGGTGCTGGTGGTTGGTTCAGCCATGGTGAGTCCTTTCGGTGATGACGGTGTAGTCGTGGCCGCTGGCCAGATCGATCCCGAGCCAGGTGGGTTCCTTGAGGCTGTGACCGAGCTGGACGAAGGGCAGGCGGTTGATGCGGGTGGCCACGTCCACCAGCAGGGCCGGCGAGAAGCGCTGGCCATCCTGGAAGCCGAGGGCGGCGGCGCAGAACTCGCTGCAGAACATGCGCAGGCGGTCGTCGATGGCCACGGGCAGCAGTTGGCTGAGGAAGACGCCGAGCCAGTCGTAGCCCTTGCCCCAGTGGCGGGCGAAGACGTCCTCGATGCGGGCCTCGGATGCCCAGGGCAGCGGGAACAGATCCCAGTGCTCCAGGTTGAGTTCGATGTGCTTCTCGCGCACACCACCATCCATGGCCGAGGCTGACAGCCAGCGGCCGTCTGGCATGACCAGCTCGCAGTGGCTGTAGCGCGAGCGCGTCCAGAGGCGGATCAGGCGGTTGAACAGCTTGCCCTTGCCTTTGTAGGCGGCGAGGTAGATCAGTCCCATAGGTTCAGCACCTGGCGTTGTTCTGCTTGGGGGGCGGCATCCGGCAGGTTTACTTGGGTGCCGTGGGGGATGATGGGGCCGAGATCGGCCAGGCCGGGGTTGGCCTCCAGTACCAGCTCGGTGACGCCGGCGGTGCGGCCGTAGTAGCGCCAGCAGATGGCGTCGACGGTGTCGCCCTGGCTGGCGATCACGGCGGCCATCAGAGCAGCTCCACGGTGGTGTAGCTGATGCCGAGGATGCTGCGCAGGGCGTGGCGGGCGTCGCGGCGCAGCTCGTCGATGTTGGTGGTTTCTTCGGTGGCCTTTTGCTCGCCGCTGTTGGTGGCGTCGTAGCTGCGGTACCGCTCGACCAGTTCGGCGGTGGCACGGCAATAGATGGCGCGGCGGTAGAGGTGCAGCAGCTGGCTTTCGCCCTTGATCTGCGCTGACGGCACAGCGGCCAGGGTGGCGTGGCCTTCTGCCTCGCGGGCTTGACGGTAGGTGGCCAGCTCGCGGTTGGCTTCGATCATGGCGTTGATCGCGGCGGCTTCCAGGCGCTCAGCGGTAACGCTGGCGTCCAGACGCATGGCGGCGCGCAGTGCGAGGCAGTCCATCTCCGGCCAGAAGGCGTCGTTCTCGATCGTGTGCTCGGCGGCGTTGCTGCCTGTGGCGATGAATCCGCTCATGGTCGAGGCTCGAATAGGTCGGCGGTGGTCGGGGCTTCACAGACAGTCCAAGGAGTAAGCCTGCTGATCCGCCCCGAGCCGCCGGGTGCGTGGGGACGCTCGGTTAGCTGGCAGGGCCAGCGTGTTTCTTGAGGAGGCGCTCGGCGCGCTCCAGGTCTTTCTTGCCGCCGCAGCTGTTGTGCAGCTCGATGGCACGCTTGAGCAGGTCGATGCCGAACTGCAGCCAGGCCAGTTCGTCCTGGGTCAGCTTTTCGGCTTCGTAGTTGAGCTGGACCAACTGGGCGCGGCCTTGGGCTAGCACCAGCTTGGCGCGGGCCTCGTCTGGCATGTCCTGGTCGGCGGTGAGTTCGGCGGTGCGGTTGAGGATTACCAGCGGGAAGGGCTTGCTGGCTTTCTGCGCATTGAGCGCAGCGGTGGCGACTTCCTCGGCCACCAGGCAGCCGGTGGTGCGGTTGAAGCGATCCGGCATCAGCAGCTGGTGGCGCAGGACGTACTCGGCGATCTGCAGGCCGCCCTCGAAGTCGGCGGCGTCGAAACGCCAGACCATGAGGGTGACCAGCACGTCGTCCTGGGCGCCCTGGCCTGCCGAGAGCACGCCCTCAACGTAGGGGACGTACTCCGGCAGCAGCTCGACCTTGAGCTTGGCCTTGGCCTCATTGCCCTGGATCTGCTTGAGGCGGAACTGGTCCTGCTGGAGCTTGGCCAGCATGACTTCGTAGCCGGTGGCGCCATCCATAAGCGCGGCGGGGGCGGCGGCGGCCGCCTCCTGGGCTGCGCGTTTGCGCAGCTGGTTGCGTTGGGCAAGGGTCAGGGCCATGGGTTATGCCTCAGTCGGGGCCGGGTAGGTCATGGCCTCGATGTTTTCCACCAGAGCCACAGCGGCGAAGTCTTCGATGACGTAGGCGTCATTGCTGGACTGGTAGTCGGCAATGCGGTCGAACTCAGGCTCGTCCTTGATGTGGCGGCGGCGAGCGCCTTCTTGCCAGTAGATGGAGAGGTTCTTGAGGAAGGTGACCAGCACGGTGCCTTCGGGGAAGAACGGGGCATCGACCACCGGCAGGCCACCCAGGCGGGCACGGCTGACGATTTCTTGCGCGGAGTTCTCTTCCTGGTTGGAGGCGGCGCCTTTTTCCACGGCCTTGAGAAGCTTCTCGTGCATCAGGTCACGGCTGACCATAACAACCAGATCAGGGCGGGAGCGGTGCCACGGGGCGAGCATCTGGATGGCGTCGAAGACCAGGCCGTCGAGGGTCTGGTAGTCGCCGCTGAACTCGGTGGGCACGCCAGCCACGTTGATGGTCTTGGTGCCGCCGACGGTGACCTTGCCAGAGCCTTCCACGCCTTCGTCCAGTACCTGATCTGCGGCAGAGGTGCGGATTTTCTGCAGCCAGCCAATGTTGACGTCCTGGAGCAGCGGGCTGGTGGCGCGGTTGGTGGCTGCGGCAGCACTGGTACCGTTGAAGCCGATCATGATGCGGTCGAGCGACTGGCGCTCGATGATGGCGTTGGTCAGGCGCACCTGGAAGTCCGGGAACTTGGCCCAGGCGTCGAGCAGCGCGTAGGGGAACGCGGTGTCGAAGTTGGTCTGCTTGCAGGCGTAGCTGTCCTTGGTCAGCTGGGATACGTCTGCCGGGTTGCGGCGGTTGCCGCCGGCGGTGTTGGTGCGGCTGGCGATGGGGCCGTTGACGCCAGCCAGCAGGGCTTCGCCAGTTTGTTCGGTGACGCCGATCAGGTTGATGGCCTTGAGGAAGGCGCTGGATTCCTGCATGGCGCTTTCCAGCGTCTGCTGCACGCTGGGTTCGACGTTGAATTTCTCGGTGGCGCTGGCTACGCCGTTGACCAGGGCAATTTGCACGGCCAGGGCGGTGAAGGCGAGGCGGGTTGCGTTACGCATGGGGGTGTTCTCCGGGGGCG